GCTGGAGATATCGGTCCACAAGGTCTCGTAGGTCCAACAGGTCCACAAGGTCTTCAGGGAGATGATGGAGCTCAGGGTGAACAAGGACTTCGTGGTTTCACAGGACTTCAAGGACCAACAGGCCCTCAGGGAGTAAAAGGTGACGATGGAGACAAAGGTGATGATGGAGCTCAAGGACCAACAGGATTAACAGGTCCTAAAGGTGATGATGGGGTAGATGGGGTAGATGGAACATCTGTAGACCATACTACTAAAACAGCAGGTACAGGTTTAGCAGGTACTACAGACACTTATACTTTATGGAGTGATAGTGCAGAGACAGACTCTCTAGGTGTCTTCACAGTACACAATGGATCTGATGGTACAGGTGCAGGAGATATGGCTAAGTCTACTTATGATACAACCAACTCAGGTGTAGTAGATAATGCTGAGAAGGTAAATGGATTAACTGTTGAAACAGCCGTTCCTGCATCTGCTTTATTTACTGATACTGTTTATGATGATGGTCCTCTAGTAGCAAGAACTTCAACTTTAGAAACTGATGTAGGAGTTTTACAGACTGATGTAAGTACTCTTCAAAATAAGGTAGGTACTTTAGAAACTACTGTTAGTCCTATGCAAAGTTCAAGTGGTAGTACAGCAACAGACATTACTGCTCTTCAGAATAGAACTACTGCTTTAGAAACTGATGTAAGTGATCTACAAACTGAGATGGATACAGCACAAGCTGATATCTCTACTTTGACTACTAAGACAAATGATCTAAGAGATGATGTAAATGTAAACAATGCTAAAGTCTCTGATATCAATCACGTTACTTTAGAGTTACCTAATGTTGATAATACGAGTGATGCAGATAAGCCTCTTTCAAATGCTACTATCGCAGCATTGAGTGGTAAGATAGATAAAGCAAATCTCAATGAAGTAGATAATACTAGTGATTTAGATAAACCTATATCTACAGCTACACAGACAGCCTTAGACGGTAAAGTAGATAACAATAGAGTACTAACTAATGTACCTCTAGGAGCTGTATTCACAGACACTATTTATGATGACTCAAACGTAATGATGAAAACACCTGGAATGGGATTATCAGAAGAGTCTTATACTACAACAGAAAAGAATAAACTAGCTGGTATAGAGAGTGGTGCTACAGGAGATCAGACTAAAGCAGAGATAGATGCTCTAGGGATTAATGCAAGTACAGTTAATGGTTTGACTGTTCAGACAGCAGTACCATCAGGAGCTGTGTTCACTGATACTACTTATTCTAACTTAAATGAATTTACAAATGGTCCAGGTTTCATAACTGACTATGAGGTTACTCAAGCAGATGTAGTTGCACATCAAGGTGCTCTATCTATAGCAACATCTCAGGTATCTGCTCTAAGTGGAGTAAACACAGGAGATCAAAATGCTAAACAAGTACCTCTAAACAACTATACAATGCCTTCAACTACAAGTGGGATAAGTTCATATGACAATGTACAATCAGCACTAGGTAAGTTGGAAAAAGGTGTAGCACTTGCTGCATTGACAGGAGGAGAAGACAACGTTCAAGCAGATTGGACTAATAACAATTCATCTAGTGATGCTTATATTCTCAATAAACCACCTGCGATAATCGTAGATACTCACTCAGTATCTGATGGTACTAACACCTTTGAGTCTTACACTAGTTCAGAGATAGATAACAAGTTAACAAATCTATATACTATAGGTACTGCTACTACTGCTGATCCTAATAGTACTCCTGTAGGTGGTGCTATGTTAACTAAACACCCTAACTGTCCTGATAATATAAGCCATTGGTATATAGAAACAGTTAGATATACTCCTATAGGAAGTGGTAGAGATTGTTGGAAACAAGAAGCAACTATGTACTCAGATAATTATGAACTAGGTGGAGAGTACCAAAGATGGGGTAGACGTAAGTTCCAAAAGACTTCTGGAGGATTCAATGTCAGTGAATGGGAAAGACTAGACACTTCAGGAACAGAGATGTCATTAGGTGGTAAACTAGGTATGTCATCAGGAGGTGGAGATACACTTTCAAGTACAGTCCTAAGAGAGAATGTACCTATCAATCCTTATGCTAAAGGTGCTTGGGTTAAGATGCACAAGACTCACCAATATGGTACATGGTCTAGTTCAGCTATGTTCTTTGTAGAGATGTATGGATCATCTAATAACAATACAACTGTTAGAACAATCTATTCACATATAGGTAAGTTCTCTTTAAGTGTATCTAAACCTGCTACAGGAGTACTAAGACTGAAGTTTGGTAAGTCTCCTTCAGGATCATACAGTTGTACTTACAATTTTACAGTAGAACACTACTAAGGAGAAGAGATGATTTTAATATTTGATGAGAACAATCAATATGTAGGTGCTTCAAAGAACATTGGAGCTAACCCAGAATACAGATACATTAGAGTCAAGGAATACGACTCTAGTAATCTATATGCTTTAATGAATAACAGAGTAGAGGTTACAGGTAAGGTAGATGTATTTGAAGAAGGTCTTGAAGAACTAGCAGAGAGTAGATATAAGAGACTAGAAGAAATCTTTACAAGTAAGATACTAAAACTAAAGGCCATCGCAATAGATGAGCCTTGGGCTTCAGATATAGAGTATATTCGAGTACAGACTTTGGTATATGATGAACTATATCGAAATGCTAAAGATGGTGTCTTTGCTCCTAAAGTAAATGCTCTTGTTATATCAAAGCATGAATCGGTAAGAGCTTGGGTAGCTCCATTAACATACTTGTTGAATACACTTAAGAGTGTACTGAGAACTAAGATAGAGAATCATGAAGATGATGTAGAAGAGCTATTAGAAGTGTTAGAAGACTTTGAGATAGAGAATGAAGCTACAGTCTTAGAACAGTCAGAACAAATAAAAACAATATTTGGGATATAAGATGGGAAAGAAGAACTCATCTTTATTTTCCTTTGCCTCTTCTCTCCTTAAACAAGGTGACAAAAGGAAACACTTTGCTTATTCTGCTATAATAGCAGGTATAGGTACAGCAATAGCAAAGTACTATGACTCAAATCTATTTGAGGCCTTTTACATAGGATTTGGTATAGCAATTACTATAGGTATAGTTAAAGAGTACTTAGATAGTACAGACCCTAGTAGGCATACAGAAGATATCAATGATATCTATGCTGACTTTGGTGGTGCTACTCTAGGGGCACTTCTGACTATGCTGTGGTAGAAGGAAGTCTTAGGAGAGAAGAATATGAAGATAAATAAGAAAGAAATTTTACAAGCTTTTAAGAGAGACTTACAAGCATCAGACTCTAAGAGAGTTCAGTGGCTAGGTAAGATAGCTCAATGGAAGCGTGAAGCTCAAGGGTTACCTTATGGTAATGAGATAGAGGGGAAGTCTAAGATAGTATCGAATGATATTAGAAAACAGATTGAGTGGATGTTGCCTACATTGGCAGATCCATTCCTAGACTCTGCTGATATCATTAAGTGTAACCCTATAACCTTTGAAGATAGTCTATCTGCTAGACAGAATGAACTACTTTTGAACACACAGTTCTGTAGAAAGTTTAACAGACATAACTTCATCATGAAAGCTTTGAAGATTCTTGTAACTGAGGGTACTCTAGTAGTACAGACAGGTTGGGACTATGAAGACACGACTGTTGAAGAAGAAGTAGAAGTAGTAGCAACAGATGACTATGGAAATGAATTCATTGCTATAGAGACTCAAGAAATTACTAAAGTACTTAAGAATCAACCTACAGCTACTATTCGTAGAAATGAAGATATATTCTTAGATCCTACTTGTCAAGATGATATGGACAACTGTCAGTTTGTAATAGTGAAATATGAGACTGACCTGAGTACCCTTAGATCTGATGATAGATATAAGAACTTGAACAGAGTTGCTAAGGTAGAACAAGATTCAAGTGATACCTACAGTTATCACTCAGAGGATGATACAGACTTTAAGTTTGAAGATGATCCTAGAAAGAAACTGATTGTTCATGAGTATTGGGGTAACTATGATATCAATGGAGATGGTATTGCTGAACCAATCGTATGTGCTTGGATAGGTGAGACTATCATTAGACTACAAGACAATCCTTATCCAGATAAGAAACCTCCGTTTTTAGTTATACCTTTCAACAGTGTACCTTTCCAAATTCAAGGTGAAGGACTATCTAGTTCGATAGGCGATAATCAAAAGGTTAAGACAGCTATCCTTAGAGGTATCATAGACAATATGGCTCAGTCTAACAATGCTCAAGTAGGTATCAGAAAAGATGCTTTAGATCCTGCCAATAGAAAGAAGTTCCTAGCAGGACAGAACTTTGAGTATCAAGGTATGAAAGAAGACTTCTGGCAAGGTAGTTATAATCAGATACCAGGTAGTGCTTTTGATATGCTTAGTATTCAGAGTAATGAGATAGAGTCTCAGACAGGTGTTAAGTCGTTTAGTGGAGGTATCAATGCCTCAAGCTTAGGATCAACTGCAACAGGTGCTAGAGGAGCAATGGATGCTACTAGTACTCGTAGAGTAGCTTTGGTTCGTAACGTAGCTGAGAACTTGATTAAACCTTTGATGAGAAAGTGGATGTCTTACAACTCTGAATTTCTTGAAGAAGAGGAGGTAGTAAGGATTACAAACTCAGAGTTCATACCTATTCGTAGAGATGACTTAGAAGGTAACATTGATATTGACATTAGTGTAAGTACAGCAGAAGACAATAAAGCTAAAGCTCAAGAGCTATCGTTTATGTTACAGACAATGGGGCAAGGTCTACCTCAAGAGATCACTACTATGTTAATGGTAGAACACTTAAGATTGACTAAGCAACCTGAAGCTGCAAGAAAGCTTGAAGAGTATCAACCTCAACCTGATCCACAACAAGAACAGATGAGAGCAATGGAAATTGAAAACCTCAGATTAATGAATGAGAAGATCAAAGCTGACATAGCTGATAAGTATGCTAGAGCAGGTGAGAACCAAGTAGATAGAGAACTTAAGCTTAGAAAAGCAAGTGTAGAAGAAGCTAAAGCTAGAAAGTTAAACAGTGATGCAGACAGAACTGATTTAGATTTCTTAAGAACAGATGAAGGTATAGCACATAGAGAAGAGATGGAAAAGAGAGAGTTTGATAGAGTTAAGACTCTTGACTTAGCAGCATTCCAAGTGCTACACGGAGACAAAAATATAGGAGTAAGATAATGAATGAACAACCACAACTAAGTGCAATGGGTCAAGGTCAAGCAGGTCAAGGACAAGCACCACAACAACCTCAACAAGGTACTATAGAGCAAGTAATAGAATTGCTTATGAAAGGTGCAACTCCTGAAGAGTTATTGCAAATGGGAGTACCTGAAGAGATGATTAGACAAGCTATTGAATTAGTACAACAACATCAAGCTCAACAGGAACAAGCACAAGGTTCTGTACCTGAAGGATTGTCTGGAATGGCAACTCCTCAACAAATTTAAGAAAATAAAGATTGGTTTAAGTTTATGTAGTATATAATACACTTATATACACATAAATCAATAACTTAAGGATTCATGAAGATGAACAACCGATTACAAGCTGATGAAGAAGTTAGATACGCTCACTTTAGAAAACTAAAGGAAGCCTTAGTACGATTGGAAAGCAATCCTGACTTTCAATTTTTAATCTTAGAAGATTATTTCGAGAATAAGCCTGTACAACTCACAAGAGAGTTTAGCACTGAGGATACTATTCGTAGAGATAAGCGATCAGAGATAACTGAACAGTTTATGGCTATCAGTTCACTACAAGAAGAATTTAAATACATAAAGAGAGAAGGAGCAGACCGTGAGTAACACTGAGACAGATATTTTCAATCTACCTGACGATCAAGTTGATGCTGCAATAGCAAAGCTTGAGAACTCAGAGGAAGAAGAGACTTTTGAGATAGAAGATGAGCAAGAAGAGACAGAGACTACTGAAGATGATTCTACTGAAACAGAAGAATTTGAAGAAGACGATGAGTATAGTGATGGTGATGAGGACACTGATGAAGAAGATTTGGAAACACCTGATACGGATTCCAATAAACCCCAAACAGAACCTATAAACGATACACCCACCGATGAAGATGATGATTCTGAAGAATCGGATGAAGACGGAGAGCAACCTGACGAGGACGATCCTGAAACAGAAGATCAACTTACAGATGAAGAAACAGATTCTGGTAACACTAAACCTAACTCTTTAGAAGCTTACTTGAGTGAGACTAGTATAGTCAAAGCAAACGGTAAAGAGTTTAGCTTTACTAACCAAGAGAAGTTAGAAGCATTTGATAAACTCTATCCACAAGCTATGGATTACACTAAGAAGACTCAGGCAATCAAGCCTTGGCGAAAGACTATTGATGCAATAGAGACAGCAGAGTTAACTCATGAAGATGTTAGTCTTATGATTGATGTTCTCAAAGGTGATCCTGATGCTATCAGCCAGGTGTTAAAACGAACAGGTGTAGATACTCTTGACTTAGACGTAGAAGAGAGTAACTATATCCCTAAAGATTACGGTAGAGATGAGACCACTTTAGAGATCAAAGATGTGATTAGTCGGATCAGTGTTGATCCAGAGTATACAACTACTCAGAAAGTTCTTTCAGTTGATTGGGATGAAGCTAGTTTCAAAACTATCACTTCACAACCTCAGATGATTGAGCAACTACACATTGATGTGAAAAGTGGATTGTACGATCAGATACAGCCAATGGCAGACAAAGCTAAACTATTTGCAGGACCTAACTCAGGTAAATCAGATTTAGACTTTTATATACAGGCTGCAAACGAGTACAACCTTGCTCAAACTAGAGCTCAAAACTTAGCTAGAACTCGACAAGAGGAAGAAGCTAAAAGAGTTGAAGCTCAGAAGGAAGCTGAGAAGCTTTTGAAAGTTAAAGCAAAACAGAAGAAGGCAAAGCAAACTAGACAGAATGCTAAGAAAAGAAAGGCTGCTGCTCCAACTAGACAAAGTTCTACAGGAGCTAAAGTAACAGACTACTTAGACACTGATTCAATGAATGATGAAGAGTTTGAGAAGTTCATGGAAAAACAACTTAAAGGATAAGAAAGATGGAAAAAGGATACAATGAAGGTAATATAACAAACCCTTCAAACATAGATGGTGCAGTAGGTGCAGGACAACTTCGTCAAAATCACTATAACAAGAAAGCTGTTATAGATATTAAAGACGAGATGATTCTCTCTCAAATGAGTGGTACAATGGCAATGCCTAAGAACAAAGGTAAAGAGGTTGTTAAACATAGATATTTACCTCTATTAGACGATGCTAATGCTAATGCAGGTATGGTTGGATTGGACACTACAGGTGTTGCATATGCACAAGGTAACTTGTACGGTAGTTCAAGAGGTACAGGGTTTATCGCTGGTAAGCTTCCTGATTTAGGTGAAGACTCTGGAAGAGTTAACAAGGTTTCTTTCTCTCGTAAGGAAGTTAAAGGTAACATTGTAAACAGAGGTTTCTTCTTTGAATGGTCTAAAGATGAGGTGAACTTTGATAGTGATCCTGCTATGAGACAATACATTACAACTGAAGCAGTACGTGGAGCTAACCAAATCAATGAGGACGTTCTTGCAATTGAGCTAATCAATGGTGCAGGTGTAAACTACTATGCAGGTGCAGGTGCTACAACTTTGGATACTATTAATGGTGAGTCTATTCCTACTATTAAAGACTTGATTAGACTTGATACTGAGCTTGACAACAACAAGTGTCCTAGAGATACTAAAGTTATTACAGGTTCAAGAATGGTTGATACTAAGACAGTTGCTGCTGCTAGATATATGTTTATCTCTCCAGATGTTAAGATGGACTTTATGGCTATCAAAGCATTGAACGGTGTTGATGATGCGTTCATTCCAATTGAGCAGTACCAAGGTAAAGCTGGTGGATCTGGTAAATACATTAAAACTATTCACGGTGAGATCGGTAAAGTTGGACCATTCAGAATTGTTGTACACCCTAAGATGGTTAGATACTCTGATGATACTGATGCTGCTGTAGGTGATAAGTGGGATGCTGTTGACACTTACGGAGCAGATGAAACTGAGACTACAGGTGTTGAGTACAGAAATGATGGTGAGAAGTATGAGGTTTACCCTTGTTTAGTAGTTGGATCTGAAGCGTTTACACATATCGGTTTCGAGTATGGAGCAGGTACTAAAGGTAAGTTTGATGTTGTTACAAGCACTCCTGAAGAGCTTAGAACAAAAGAGAACCCATACGCTAAAACAGGTATGACTGTTATTGAATTCTGGAACGGTGTCTTGATTGAGAGACCTGAGTGGGTAGCTGTTTATAACGTTTGTTCAAAGTACTAGGACTTTGAGCTACATAGTCACTTAGGTGACTGTGTACCCTTTTATCCTAGATTTACTCTATTTCAGTACACTGTCAGGTGTATTGAGATACAATAAATAAATCAAAAACTTAAGGAATGACAAATGACAGAAAGAGAAGAATTAGTTGAAAAAGCTAAATCATTAGACTTAGAGTTTAAAGGAAATATCAAAACTGAGACCCTTAGAGTATTAGTTGAAGAGAGAGAGATTGAGCTAAAAGCATCTGCTTATGAGAAGCCTACTGAAGAGAGTAAGAAAGCTGTTAAAGCTACTAAGACAAATGCTGACATTAGACGTGAAGCTCTCCTTATGAAGAGATGTATCATTACACCTTTAGCTGAGACTTCAAGAAACTTACCTTCTGAGATGTTTAGTATTGGTTCACCAAAACTAGGGTTCATTAAGAAAGTAGTTAGATTCAATGTTGAGACATTAGAGCCTAAAGTGATTATAGATCATTTAGAAGAGAAGAAGACTCTTTTACAAATTAAGAGTATGGTAGATGGTAAGCCTGTAGTAACTAAGCGTTTGAGTAAAGCTTATTCAGTACAGATCCTTCCAGATTTAACTAAAGAAGAGTTTGCTAAATTAGCAGGTAAAAACTAGTCCTAAAAAGGAGATTTTATGAGTACAACAACAACAACTACCACTACAACTGTACCAGATATTGAGTTAGAAGACTTAACTACGGTTGCTTTAGATGGTACAGGGGTCTTTGATGAGCTCATGAAAACAGTTAAGCTTCATGTTCATGATGAGTGGGCTGAAGGAAGAATTAAGGGTGCTGACTATGCTACTCTATACTTAGGGAGTATACAAGCTGTACTCTCTCAGAGTGTTGAGTTCTTACTAAGAAGAGACTTAGTTGCTGCCCAAATCAAGATTGCTTTTGCAGATCATGAACTGAAGAAGACTGAAAACGATTTGAGAAAAGAAGAATTAGAGATAAGGATAGCAGAGAAAGAGTTTAAGAGATATGAACTAGAACAAATCCTTCCTCTTAAGAAAGCTAAGTTAAATGCAGAACTACAAACACAGTATGTAATCCGTGTTGGTAAAGATAAGGAAGTTGCTGCTCAGGGTCTTGATAATGTTGTCAAAGACATTAATCCAAGTCCAGAAGATGTATATACTCCTAGATATGTAGAAACTATAACAGTGCCATGAGTTGTACAAGAGATCGCTTTATCATTAACAAGGGTATGACTAACGAGTTCATTATAAGAATTAAACAGAACAATAGTACCCTTGCAATGAAAATAGAGCCAACAGACACTTTTACCTATCATCTGTTTCACTTAGAGACAGAGGTAGAAGTCTTATCAGATGTTGCTACTATACATGATGCTCCTAACGGACAAATCAAGATAGAGTTCACTGACACTTTTGTAGATACCCTAGATAGTGAAATAGGACCAAAAGAAGATAGATACTATTTGAAGCCTGTATACAGACTTGCAATTGAGTGTCACACAGTAAATAATGGAATCTTTATAGCTAAGATACCTTTCGTATATGTAAGGAAATAATATGTCATCTGAGATCGAACACGATGTCGTCATAAATCAGAGGGAATATTGTATTGTAGGAGATTGTATCGCAATTCCTACTCTGTACTCAGATGCTCCAGGATGGCTTCAAGACTTAGTAGACAATGTAGTAGATGTTAGCACAGCTACAAGTGGTGCTTCTCTACTAGCAGAAACAAGAAGTCTAGTAGATGCTCTAGCCAATACAACAGTTCCCCTAAATACTTTTGAACAAGCAATCATATCCCTCACAGATGAGGATGTTAGGATTAACTCTGTAGTAGAGACTTTGAACAGTAACTTCACAGATGGTATGAGTACAACTAATGCTCAGATAATTGATATGAGACAGACCTATGTAAGTAAAGATGAAGCTTCTTCTACTATTACAGATGTCATCACAGCTCAGTTAGATAATGGAGTGTTAGACAATGTAGCTACTGTAGGTCATGTTAGTACAGCTATAGCACATGAAACAGATGCTAGAGCTTTGGACTATACCTCTTTAGAAAGTACTATTGCAGGTGAAGCAGATGCTAGTGCTACAGCTAGACAGCATATCATGACTGAAGTGACTAACAACAATAACTTGATTACAGCAAATGTTGCTGCTGTTACAGAACTAGATGCAAAGGTTCATGATCCTGCAACAGGTACTATTGCTACTGCTGTTAACAATGTTGAACAGTCATTAGAGACTAAGATCAATAATGGAGATACCTATGTACAGTCAAGGTGGGCTTACAACAGTACTATCGCTGTAAACGGATCTTATAGAAAATCAGGATTTGGTCTTACCTCTGACTATACAAGTGGTGATGGTACGGCTGGAAATCCTTATAGAAGTGAGTTTTGGATTGATGCTACTAGACTTAAGTTTACGAATAGTAACAAGACAGGAGGAACAGCTCCTTTTACTATTGATGCTACAGGCCTACAACCAAAGATTAAGTTCAACGGAGTAGTCGACTTTAGTAATACAGATATGACTGACTATGACAATAGCAATATAAAGCTCACTAAGAACTTGATTGAAGATGATTGGGCTAAAGGAGCTGGACCTTCTTCTCTATACACTTACAATGGAGATATAGGTCAAAGTTATGGTGTACTAGGACTTAACCATAGAAACGAATCTTCTGTCTTATGGGAATGTAGACCTGATGGAAATGGTGGAGCAGATG